CTTTAATTGTCCAATTATATTATATTTCAATTTTTCAATTTGTCAAGTTTTTCAAGATGTTCAAAAATACAAGAAAATAAAGGAGTTTTTAACCCGAATTAACAAGTTATTAACATTTTTACCCTTAAAATTTGCAAATTTATGCTATTTTGATCTAAAAACAGAAAAAATTTTTCTTTTGGATCAAAAGAGCATCCGATCATATCCGATTGGTCGGATAAAACTGGAACCAAGTGGTTCCAGATGGTTCCAGTTTGAATTTAAAAATGAATAATTTTTTCTATGTTTTTTGATGGTGTCGTTTAAGGTGTAACAAAAAAGTGGAACCGTCCATCCGACTTGTATCCGAACTAAAAGATTTGACTTTTGAAAATTTTTTAGATATAATTGTTTTGTAATCGCGCGGGCGGAAACGAGGTTTCTTGTCGCTCACTCCGCTTTTCGCAGAAAAGAGGGTCAGCAATTAAACAATACATCGGGGAATTGAAAAGGGCGCCTGACCCAGACAATCATTTTGGCACACTAAATTACCCCGATGGGCGCCCTTTTCTTTTTTCCGAGAATTAAAAAATGAAGCTTCCAATTTTTTTAGAGGATGTAGGAAGACCAGTTGCCTATTATCCAAAACTGGCGAAATTCTTGGGGTCGGTTAATTCAGCCATTTTTTTTTGTCAGTTTATCTACTGGAAGGGAAAGGAAAAAACAGAAAACGAGTTCTTTAAAACTGCGGAAGAAATTGAAGAAGAAACAGGTTTGACATATAAACAACAGAAAAACGCAAGGAAAATATTGAAACAAAAAGGATATTTGTTGGAAAGATTAAAAGGAGTTCCAGCAAAAGTTCATTATTCGTTTAATTGGGAAAAGATAGCAAACGATTGGCAAGAGTTTTTAAGGCAAGAGAACGAAGAAGGGTCAAACAAGATTGATCCAAAGGGACAAACTGGTTCTGCCCAAAGGGACGAACTAGATGATACCAAAGGGACGAACTATATACATAGATTACAACATAGAATACACAGAGAATACAATAATAACAGTTCTATCATTTCAAATTCTTCATCTCTTAAAGGGGAAAAACATTCTCTTATAAATAAAAAACCAATAGCGAATGAAAATGCTGAAAAAGAAGGTTTTGTGCCTTTAAGATATGAAATGAGAACAAGCCATTCTGGATTTGGCCATCTTATGAGCAAAAATAACGGAAAGAGAAAGTGCTCAAACTGCTGGCAGGAGTTTGATGAAAAGGATTTGGAACCATTGGACAAATGGGAACCCGCTTTAAGGAAAATAATGGTCTGCGGAACTTGTAAATTCAAGAAGAACGTGATAGAATTAAAGAAAAAAGTTTTAAATGGATAAATGGAAAGGGAGATTGACAAATATTATCCAACTCTTTTTAAGGAAAAATTGGACGAGAATACAAAACTTTACAGGGCCGTTCATTTGCCAACCATCAAGCAGGAATTTTCAATGGCAGGACAAGAAATAGGCTTTAAATGTTTAATTTGCCTTCAGGATATTCCTTTGTCAAACTTTGTAGAAATGGCTGGTGGCAAAAAAGTATGTCAAGACTGTTGGAAATGGAGAAGGGAGATGATAAAAAGGTTTCAAAATCAGAAGTCAAGGATTTTAAAAAAGAAGGAGGAAATTGGTGAGTTGGGTTTGAAATATTGAAAAATGAAAAATATAGGAAATAAACAGGAAAAATTGAAAATTTATTGGGTTGATATTGATGATTTGAGGCCGTCAGAATATAATCCTCGTAAATGGATGGAAAAAGAAATAAATGATTTGAAAGAGAGTATAAAAAGGTTCGGGATAGTTGAGCCCTTGGTAGTTAATTCTGCAAAAAATCGAAAAAATATTGTTATTGGAGGTCATTTTAGATTGAAAATTTTGAAAGAATTAGGATTTAAAAAGGTTCCTGTTGTTTATGTTAATATATCAGATATTCAGAAAGAAAAAGAATTAAATTTACGTTTAAATAAGAATTTGGGTGAATGGGATTGGAGTTTATTGTGTGAATTTGATAAAGATTTGCTTTTAGACGTAGGTTTTGAACGATGGCAATTAGGTTTGTTTAATGAGGATGAATTTCAAGATTTGTTTCCTCCTATGGAAGAAGGGAAACCCGAAGAATTAGCTTATAAAGTTTTAAAAATTTATTTCGATAGTAAAAAAAGTTTCGAAGAATTTAAAGAGTTGGTAAAAAAGAAGTTAAAAATAACTGATAAAACTGATTCGTTATGGTTTAAAAAAAGAGTGGAAAAAAAAATAAAAAAAAATGCAATAGAATTTCGGGGAAGAATAAAAAATAAATATCCAATTTTTATAATTTCGAAAGGAAGGTGGAAAAAACAATATACGGCCGAATGTTTTTTGAGGCTTGGGATTGATTTTTATTTAGTTGTTGAGCCGAAGGAATATGAATTGTATAAAGAAAATTATCCAAATTTTAATTATATTGTCGCTCCTGAAAATTTTTCTGAAAGAGGTCAGTTGTCAATTCCAGTGAGAAATTTTGTGTGGGAAAAGGCGATTGAAATGAATTCAGGACGACATTGGATTGTGGATGATAATATAACGGATTTAGTTTATTCTACGGGAAGACATCATTATTATTTATTTGAAAATGGTGCTTGGTTTTTTAGATGTATGGAAGATTTTGTAGATTTGTTTGAAAATGTGGCTTTAGCGGGTCCTAATTATACGTTTTTTGAAGTTAATCAGAAAAAAAATTTCTTTTTAAATACGCGAGTTTATTCTTGTATTTTGATTAAGAATGATTTGCCGTTTAGATGGAGAGGTAAATTTAATGAAGATACCGATTTATCTTTAAGAGTTTTAAAAACGGGTTATTGGACTACGATTTTGTTTAATAAGTTTTTGATAAAAAAAATACGAACAATGGTGCTTAAAGGTGGGAATACTGAGGAATATAAAAAGACGTTTTTTAGGTATGAATTTGCTTATGAATTATTTCAAAATCATCCGGACGTGGTGAAAATAATTTGGAGATGGGGTCGTTGGCATCATTATATTGATTATAATGTTTTTAAAAATCATTTGATAAAAGGGAAAAATTTTAGGGAAAATTTTTTCGATTTTTCGAAGATAGTTTTAAAATAAAAACAGAGAAAAAAACAGAGTAAAAATGCGAAATATGAGTGGTTTAAAACCATTTAAGTCAGGACAATCTGGTAATCCTAAGGGAAGACCGAAGGGTTCAAGGAATTTTAAGACGATTTTTAGAGAGGCCGCAAAGGCAGTTGCAGAAGCTTTGAAATTGGGCAAAGAACCTGATGCAGTACTGTTGGAGATTGTTAAAAGGGGAATATCACAAGCCCTAAAGGGGAACTATTCTTTTTACAAGGACATTCTTGACAGATTATATGGCCAAGCAAAACAAACAATTGAAACAGAAGAAAAAAAGGTTTTGGTTTTGATAGATGAGGAGGAAGATGAAAAAGGAAAAGGGGTTGAAAAATAAATGGAAAAAATTAACTTTTTCAAATTAGCAAACTTTACATCAAAGCAGAAACTATTTTTAGAATTTACAAAAGCTTATCGCTATACCCTATATGCGGGTTCGGTTGGAACGGGCAAAAGTTATGCTTTAAGGTGGATTATTTTGTATTATCTCCTTTACTGGGGTGCTAAGGGACACAAGAATGTTCAAGGGGGTCTGTTCTGCAGGACTTACCCAGAATTAAACGACAGGCATCTCAAGAGGATTAAGCAGGAATTCCCTGACTGGCTTGGCACTTATTACGAGCAGAAGCATGAGTTTCATTTGCATGAAGATTATGGCGGAGGAATTTTAATGTTTAGGAATTTAGATGAACCTGAAAAATATAGGTCGGCGGAATTTGTTATTGTGGGAGTTGACGAAATAACGCAAATTTCGAAGGAAACATTTGATTTGCTTGTTGAAAGAAATAGATGGCCAGGGATAGAAAATCCCAAATTTTTAGCAGTATCTAATCCCGTTGGAGAATTTTCAAAATGGGTAAGAGAATTTTTTATTGAAAAAACATCAAAAGACGAAAGATGTAGAGAAGCAGGATATTTAAAAGCAGAAATAGGAGATAATCCTTATTTGCCAGAAAACTATTATGAAGAATTAGCAAAAGGTATGGACGAACCATTAAAAAAGGCTTTACTTGAAGGCGATTGGTATTCTTTAGAGGGAGTAATAGACGAAAAGGGTTATTTACCACTTATAACATCATCACAGCTTCAAAATGCGATTATTGATGTTGATATACAAAATTTTCACAAACCAGTTATAGGAATAGACCCAGGAGCAGGAGGAGATGAAACGGCAATAGTTTTAAGGGATAATTTTGTGGCAAAAATCCTTTTTAATAAAAGGCTTTCAGATACAATGCAAATACTCCCACTTTTAAGTGATTACATTGTGAAATATCAGCCCATTGCCATCGTTATTGACATTACGGGCATAGGAAAGGGCATCTACGACAGACTTAATGAGATAGGCCTGTATCAGGAACTTCATGGCATACAATTTGGACAAAAATCTAATTATCCTGAAAGATTTTTTAATAAAAAGGCTGAACTTTATTGGAAAATGAGGGAATGGATATCGACTAGCGGGAAACTTTTGAGGGACGATGCCTGGAACGAGCTTTTGACTTTAAGATACAAAGAACATTCTGATAGGGTAATAAAGTTCCAATCGAAAGAGGAATTGTTAAAAAAGGGCATAAAATCTCCTAATGTAGCGGATGCCTTGGCTTTGACTTTCGCAGTTGACTTATCTTCTTTGGTTGAGTTTGACATGCTAAAAGAGTTTATGCTATAATGAAGATGAAAATCTCAAAACGGACGCAAATTAATATTTCTTGTCCATATGCTGAAGGACTTCAGCAATTTACTAGTGGCGAGGATAACGAAAAAGGAGATACTTTCGAAGAGGCCCGAGGCATTGAATGAATTTGAGGCAGAAGGCAAAAAGTATTATGTGCTAAAAGAAGAATGGTTTGAGAATTTCAAAAAGGTGTTGAGTGACATACTTTTGGAAAGGGCCGTAAGGCAGAAATATTACCTTTATTCCGAAATTGTTTACAGGGAAACGGCCGATGCTTTATATGCGGTAGCTCTTGCTTATCCAAGATGGGTTGGATTTATCAAGCGGCTTTTGAGGCTTCCTCTAATTACTACCGAGGAATTTGTAAAAAAAGCCCTTGAAAAGATAAACGAATTCGAATTCAAGCCAGTTTACGTCGAGGAGTTCCAAAATCCCCAACAAAATGTTAAATAAGTTTGAGCTTTCCTTAAAGGATTTGACAGATTGGACGGAGCAGGAAATTCTCGAAACCATTAGAGAGCAATTTAATGACAGTCAACAAGAGTTGAGAGTTAAGAAAACTTATTGGACCGAGTATATAAAGCTTTATCTCAACCAAGAAAGGAAAAAAGTGGGGGACCTATTGGTTGGTTCCAATCTTTTGTATACCCAGTTCCACGAGGTTTATTCCTCGGTTGACAATGACAATATGAGGGTAGAGTTCAAAGCGAGGACACCCAAAGACGAGGAAAAGGTTGTCTATACAAATGCTGTTGCGAATTTCGATTTTGAAGAAATGAATATGCCGATGGTGCAGAGGGAGCTCATTTGGAACACGATTTTTTTCGGAACGGGAATATTGGATGTTTCGCAATACGATACAAAAAGAAAAGTTATTTTACCTTCTGTTCAGTCTCCGTTCACTTTTTTCGTTGACAAGTACGCAAATACCATCGAGGATGCAAGGTATGCGGGAAGGTACATTTACAAGACTTATTACGAACTCATAAACGACAACAGGTTGGATCCGGAAAGGGTCAAAAAAGTTGCAGTCTCGAGCTATCCAGCTTCAATGGAAAAGACAGTATTGGAGAGGAGGGCAAAAAACATTCTTTTAGAGGGACTTTATACGCAGGAACCTTTGCATTCTCAGGCATATCTTGAGCTTCTTGAATGGTATATGTATGCGAACGGCAAATTGTGGGTTGTTTGGACTGACAACAAAATCTCCACCATTTTAGGATTTCAAAAAGTTGACTACAAAGACAAGGGCAACGGGGAAAGCAAAATTCCTTTTGTTGTTTATTACTATCAGAAAACACCCTTCGGCTTTTGGGGCATTGGACTTCCTGATATTTTAGAAAATTCTCACAGAATTTTGGTTTATCTTTCAAACTTAATGCTTAAAGGAATAAGAATTGATGCAACTCCTCAGTTTTTAGTTAATCTTCAAGCAGTTTTAAATCCTAAAGATTTGATGACTAGAGAAATTAACAAGATTGTTTTCACTAAAGTTCCTCCCCAGGGACAAATAGCACCATTTCCCAAAACCCAAGCAGTTTCTAATGATGTTTTGGCTTTTTACCAGATGATTGTCAATGAAGCATTAGGAGCAGCAGGAAGTCAAAGAATTTTAAGAGGTTCTTTAACATCAGTTAAAAAGACTGCAACGGAAGTAGCGATGGCAAAAGCAAAACAGGATATGTTGATGTCAAGCATAATGAGAAACATTGTAGCAGGAGAAAAAGATTTCTGGTATAGATGGCTTAAAAGACACCAAAGATTTATGAAGGAAAATGATTACAAACTTATAGAAATGATTGGTTCTTATGGAGCAAGTAAATTTGTAGAAGTTAGCAAAAGACAATTTATTCCTGAAGTTGACCCATCAATTGAAGTAGTTTCATCTTTAGTTGCAGAACCACAAAAAGTTGTAAGAAGAAGAGATTTAGCAGAAACAATTCCTATTTTGGCGCAAATAGGAGGAAATGTAAAATATGCTGTCAGAAATCTTTTAAGAGATATGGACTTTACGCCAGAACAAATTGATTTATTGCTTCCCCCAACCCCTCATCAATTAAAAGCAAGACAGGAAAATGAATATCTAAAAGAGGGGGTTTGGATTGATATTGATGAAAACGATAACGACATAGAGCATCTTGAGGAGCATTATAAGATAATGGAAAATGATGTTGTAAAATTACACATAGAGGCACATTTGATGAACTATATGAGAAAACAAGGATTACAAGGGAAAAGCAAGTTGTTAGAAAGACAGTCGGAAATGGAAATAGAAAAGCCAGAAATACAACAGCCAGAGGAGGTTGAAAAAGAATTAACGCAAGAAATACCACGAGAAGCACTTCAATCAATTGTCGGTCAATTAATGCCACAAACCACGGAAGAAGTTAAATAAACAATGCCATTAAGTTCAAAGGGTAAAAAAATTTTGAAAAAATTTCAAGAATTATACGGAAAAGAAGAAGGAAAAAGATTTTTTTATGCCTCAATAGTTAAAGGTTTGATACCCCACGAAAAAGTCACTAAAGGAAAAGGAAGTGGAAAATTAGAAAAGGCTATTAGGACTTATCAAAGAAAAAGGAAAAAATAATGGAGGAAAGGGTTTTGCTTGAAGAATATTTTGGAAAACAATTAAGAGAATACCTTTCTGGCAATTCTGAGAAGGCACAGCAACTTTATTTGAGGCTGAAGTCGTTATCGGCATCCGAAGAATGGAAGGTTTTCCAAAAAATTATCGAAGATACGAGGGAAAGGGTCATACAGAACTTTGAGAATTCTCCCACGCAATTGGAGACATTGATTGCCTACAGGGAAAGCTTGGCGGCCCTTGACTTTTTGAAAAATTTGCCCGAAAATATTATGAGAATTCTTGAACTGGAATTTATAGATTTGATGGGTCATTAATTAAGGTTTATAATTTCTGAGAAATGCCCAAGAAAAATGTCGAAAGCGGGAAAGAAACAAAAAATCAAAATCTGGAAAATTATCCAAGGATAATTGGTGGAATTTGCGAATTTTGCGGTGTTCCTGCGAAGGAATGCGAACATTATAAGGATGTCTTTTACAACAACCAATTTGTCTGCCTCTGTGGAGGAAGCAGGATACAATCCACCTTCAATCAGTCAATTTATATGTATGTTCCTGAGTGGAAGGCTTGGATTTGCAATTCCGAAGGCTGTAGAAGGCAGGTTGAATTGAGAGGAGGATTCACAAAGGAAGAGATTTTGCGATTTTATGTCCCATAATATTTGATTTTTCCCTTCCTTATCTGCTCCCGGGTAAGGAAGCGTATGCCATGGGTGTAGGGCGTTAAATTAATTTTTCCTTTTCCGTCTGCTCCCGGGCGGAAAAGCGTACCAAATGGGCGAAGAACAACTTCAACAACAAGAATCTTTTCAACAAGAACCCCTTCAAGAGGGTTCCGTTCAAGAGGAAGGCGTCCTTGAGGCACAGCAACAGGCCGATGAAGGCAATGTCGTTAAGGTTTTGAGGCAGAAGCTTGAACAGGAGATAAAGACAAGAAAAAAATTGGAGGAGGAGCTTGCAAAGACAAGAGAACTCTTGAATGTTTCTGATGTGGGTGAATTGATGCGTAAGATAGAGAGATTGGAACTTGAAAATCTTGTTGCTAAAAAATACTCCGAACTTTCCGAAGAAATCGAAGAAATTGTGCAATTCAAAAGGGAAGGAGAATCCATAGAGGACGCAATTCTCAGATATATCGGTAAAAAATCGGTCGAAAGCAGACAATCCCAAGTGGGATTTTCTTTGGGTTCAAGCAAATTAAGCTCTCCCCCATCGGAACTCCAAGGAAAAATCAGCAAAGAAAAGGCTGAACAGCTATTTAAACAGCTTTACTATCCTGAAGAATAAAAAGAGACGGGTTGTTCGGCTTTGTGGGTTCTGATGGGCATATAGCAAAATGGCTACTACAACAACAAGCAATCTTGAGGCAGCCCAGAAAGCCTTGGGGATTTATTATGATAACGTTGTTATCGAATCATTACAGCCCAATCTCTATTTCGAACAATTCGGGACTGTAGTCAGTGTTCCCCAAGGCAACTACACCTCAAGGTTCTTCACATTCAACAAAATCGCAACTTCTTCTGTAACTTCCCTTACAGAAGGAACTCCTCCAACCGCCATCGCTGTCTCAGTCAACGCCATCGATGTAACACCAACACAATATGGTGTTAATGTTGAACTTACAGACTTAGTCGCTTTGACCGCTGTTTTCGATTTAATCAATACAACCCTCAATGAGGTTGGTAAGGCAATGGCAAGAAAAATTGATGAAGTTATTCAAACAGTTGTAAATGCTGGAACAAATGTCATTTACGCTGGAGGTAGAACATCAAGAAGTGGCCTTGCCGAAACCGACTTATTTGACGCTAACCTAGTAAGAAGAGCTGCTGCTTTCTTAAGAAAGAATGCCGCTCCTGAATTTACAAACAAGGGCGGTGGTTATGTTGCTATCACAACTCCTGAAGTAGTTTTTGACCTTAAGTCCAATACCTCTGTTGGTCAATGGATTGATATGCACAAATATGCAGCTCCTGAAAATCTCTTTAATGGTGAGGTTGGTTCAATGGATGGAGTGAGAATTGTTCAATCTCCTAATGTTATAACTTTCTCTTCGACAGTTACGGTCCATCCTACAACTTTCATTGCTGCTGACGCTTATAGAATTTCTTACTGGTTAGCAAACAAAGTAAATACCTATGTTCTTCCTCCTGAAAGCAACCTTTCTGTTTCCAACCCATTGGGTCAGAAAGGTTCTGTTGGTTCTAAAACCAACATTGGTGTAGCACGAACACAGGAGGAAAGACTTGTAAGAGTAGAAAGTGCAGCATCCGCTTTATAGTTTGATTGAGATTAGCGGATGGGCGGTTTTTCCTTAACGGGACAGGGTGGGGTTGCTCCCTGCCCTGTCCGCAAATTAAAAACTTCTTAATATGACCTTGCAAAAAATATTTGACAAAACAAGGAGATTGACAAATACTACGGCTGCAACCCTATCAGATTCCAGGCTTTTGGATTTGACAAATGAGACTTATCTTGATATTCAAAGAAGATTAGCGCAGGAAGAAATAGAAATTTTCGGAAC